CGCAGACAATACGCTGCGCGTCTACCTCACGGCGCCATTGCTGGCCATTGGGGCTTCCTATTCTTTTGTTTGCAAGGTTGCGGTGTTGCGATGAAAACTGCTGTCATTCTGGCCTCGGGGCCGAGTCTCAACGAAGCCGATGTGGCTCTGGTCAAAGAGTCGGGTTTGTTCACGGTCGCGGTGAGCGACGCGTGGCGTTTGGCGCCGTGGGCAAACGTGCTTTTGAGCCAGGATATTTTCTGGTGGCAGACCTACCCCGAGGTGATCCAGGCTTTCGCCGGGCGCAAGTTGTCGCCTGCGCCAGTTCCGGGGGTCGAGCGGCTGGTTTTGAGTGAGCGCATGTCCACTTCGCATAACTCCGGGCTTGCGGCTTGCGAGTGGGCGGCCCAGCAAGGCGGTTTCGATCGCCTTTTGCTGGTCGGGTTCGACATGAAAGGCGACCATTTCTTTGGGCGCCATCCAGAGCATTTGGTCAATACGCCACCCGCACGGTTCAACGTCTTCCTGCGACAGTTTGAAGAGTTCATTCATCCGGCTGTCGAAATCGTCAACTGCACCAAAGACTCGGCCTTGGTGCGGTACCCCTACGTGGATTTGCGGGAAGCCCTTGGCTTGCCGGAACCCGTTGCGGCTGCGCAAGTTGAGGCGAGCGAAGAGGTCCTTCCAGAACCCCCACCAGTCAGTCCACTTGCGCCGGAGTTCCCGCTTGTCGAGCAAACCCCCGTGGCCTCTCGCCGAAGCCTGCGGCGTTTGGGTAGCAACTGATGCGTTTCCATTTGACGGCCACGCCAAAATCCGCCCACCAGGTCAGCCATCAGCAGGCTATGGCCGAAGCGATGCGCAAGATGGGCATCGAATTTTCCTTGGGCGCAGACCTGAGCCATTCGCCCCACGAGTACGTAGTTTGCTGGGGGTGGCACGCCGGCGCGAAATATCGAGAAAAAGGCCATCAGGTTCTCGTGCTGGAGCGTGGCTACCTCGGCGATCGGACGCAGTGGACTTCGTTGGCCTGGAACGGCCTCAACGGTCGCGGCAGTTTTCCGGTGAACCCCGGTTCCAAAGAACGCTTTGACCTCACGGGCGCTCGCTTGCTCCCCTGGCACCTGAGCGGCGAATACGTTCTCATCACGGGGCAGGTGCCGGGCGACGCAAGTCTCCAGGGCCAGGACCTGGGTCCTTGGTACCCCCTCGTGGCCGCGGAGGCAGAAGCGAACTATCAGTTGCCGGTTTATTTTCGCGCGCACCCAATTGCGTTGCAGCGCGGGCTTCGTCGTCACCCAGCGGGTACCTTCATCAGCAAGGGGCCGTTGTCGCAGGCGCTCGCGCGCGCAGCCGTGGTCATCAACTACAACAGCAATGCCGGTGTCGATGCGGTGCTAGCGGGTACCTCGCTCCTGGCCTTCGATCCAGGGTCTATGGCTTACGAAATGTCGGGTACGCAGTTCGGCCAGCAGTACCAGCCGGAACGTGAGGCCTGGGCATTCGCGCTTGCGGCCAAACAGTGGACAATCGAAGAGATTCGCCAGGGTACTGCTTTGGCTGCTCTTTTGGAGATTGCACCATGCCCCTCGAAGCCGGCAAGCTAAATCGCAGAATCGAACTACACCGCCCGGTGACCACGAAGGACACTAACGGCGCGGTGATTCGCGGGTGGGAAAAAGTGCGTGAAGTTTGGTGCTTCCCGAAAAGCCAAACCGGTTCTGCCTATGGCAGGAAAGAAACCCGTTTGGCGGGCGCTCAAGTCAGTTCAAGCAGCATCAGTTTCCGCATCCGTTACTGCGAAGACATTGGTCACGATTGGCGGGTCGTTCGCAACGGCAAGGCTTACGACATTCTGCAGGTTTTGCCAGACGAAGCCGAACGCGAGTATGTGGATTTGGCTTGCGGTACAGGGGCTAACAGTGGCTAGGAAAAACGGTCGGCAAGGCGCCCGGTTCTATTCGGCCGAAAACACAAGCTCGTCTTTTACACAGCAGTTGCAGCGGAAGTTTGAAACGTTCGGGGATGCCTTGCAAACCGAATGCGTGATTGCCGCTTCGGCTGCTGGTGCCGAGGTCTTCTACAAAGCTATGCGGGCAAACGTACCGGTCAAAAGCGGTAAGTTGCATGATGCGATTTATATCTATCGAGACCGCAATTCAAAACCCGGTACCTCAACGTTCTACATTGGCCCAAATAAAAACAAGGCGCCTCATTGGCATTGGATCGAGTTTGGACACTGGCTCTATAACCGCAAGGAAGGCGGGTATTGGATGCGCAGTAAAAAGAACAAAAACCAGTACGGCCCCGAGGCGCATACTCTTCCCGGTCGGCTCGTGCCACCGCGTTTCATACCACCGCAGTCCTATATTCGACGCACGTGGAATTCAGTGCAGGCCACGGCTTTGGCTACGGCACGCAAACGCATGGCAGAAAAAGTAGCCGAAATCCTCTTCAGGAAATGAAATGACCTTCGAAGACCTGTTCTATTCGACGCTCGGCCCTTTGTTTGCGGGAGAGTTGTACCCCTTCGTGGCCGATTCGCTGGAAGCTACGCCGCGGCCGTATGCGATTTACACCGATATTGGCGGGACGCCTGTTACCAGCCTGTGCGGAGGGTCAAGCGGCCCTCGAAACATCGTGATCCAGTTGAACCTTTGGGCAGAGACGGCAAAAGCCGCCAAAGCCCTGGCGCTGGAGGCCGAGAGGATCATGACTTCCGCACCGTTGCTTGGCACGGCACGTACCAATCCGATTGCTCTTTGGGAAGAAACCTTACGATTGTACGGGTACCGCCAGGACGTTTCGTTCTGGGTGTAGCCGAGTAAGCGCGAACTACCCCTATAATCTCGCCCAACTAACCGGAGGCTATTGCCATGTCCAGCCAAGCACAATTGGTCCAGGGTTCCACGCTCAAAATCTCGACGGCCGCGGTCGAATCGCTGACCTCGCCCGCCACCCCCCTGATGGCCGATCTTTCCTGCCTGACGCGGGAAGTGAACGTGCAGGGCGGGCAAGCCACCGACATCGACACCACCGCGCTTTGCTCGGTTGCCAAGGAAACGATGCTCGGCCTCGTGGACAACGGCACCGTGTCGATCAACGGCTACTTCAAGATCGGCGACGCCGGCCACGAGGCGCTGAAGGCAGCTGCTGCCGACAAAGCCCTGCGTTTGCTGCGCATCGACTTTCCGAACGGCTCGTCCTGGGCTGGCACCGTTCGCGTGCAGCAAAAAACCTTCGCTCTCGCCGTCGATGGCGTGGTGAGCGCCAGCTACAACCTGCGTATTTCCGGCCCGACCGCCGAAAGCGCACCTACCTCGTAAGCACATGGACCTGAGCAAACTCGAAGAGACCGCGGCCGCCACATTCGACCTGGTGGTCGCCAAGGGTTCCGAGACCCAGGCGCCCATCGGCTTCCGCGTCGTCGGCCCCTTCAGCGACCAGTACGACGTGGTGACGCGTCGGCAGCAGATTCGCAACATCGCAATCCAGCGCAAACTCACCGTCAACGGTCAACCCGTGAGCGACGACGAGCATGTGGAGCGCATCGCCGAACTCACCCGGCAACACGCCGAAGACGTGGCGACCACGTGCACCGTCGGCTGGTTCGGCTTCGAAATTGCTGGTGCGGAAGCGGAGTTCACGCCCGAGAACCTTGCTCGTGTGCTGAAAGCCCGTCGCCCCTGGGTGGAGCTCATCGCAAACGCGGTGAACACCGAAGCAAATTTTTTGAAGGCCTGACGGACGGCCTGCTTGAGTTCGCCCGAGCGCACTTTGCGTTGACAAGGCCCGACAAAGACGGGAAGTCCCGGCTCAAGGAACTTCTGGACATCAAGGCGCAAACCGGCGTCGTGGCCGACGAACTCAAGAATTTTCCGGTGCCACCCCCTGGCACTGAGTATCTTTGGGAATGGTTTGAAGCGTTGGCGTACCGCCGGGGTACGTCGATGGCTATCCAGGGCCTCACCTGGAGCGATATTCACGCTTTTTTCTTGCTGATCGGGGTAAAACCTGCTCGCTGGGAGATTCGCGCCATCACCGCATTGGACGACGCGTACTTGTTTTCGCGCACGGAGGAAGGCGGCAAGCAAGTGCTTGCTACGGTCGGCGACTTCGCCAAGTTATGATGCGCGGTACTCAAGGGGTGATGAATGGCTGATGAAATCATCCAGCAAGGCGTAATCGGGATCACGACGGATGCGTCGGGTGTCAAGACAGGCCTTGCCGCCGCCCTTCAAGACGTAAAGCAGTTTGAGGGTCAGGCCGTCCCGGCGATGGACAAAGTGGCCGACGGCGTCGATGGGGTTGGAGAGGCAGCGGTCCAACTCAGCCAGCGCACCCAAAACCTCATTCGTCAGATCGAAAAGCAAACGGCTACCGCTGAGGGCGGCGCCGTTGGCATGCGCACCTACCAAGCGCGGTTGATTAACGCGAGTGAGGCCGTAGCTCCCTATATCAAAGGGCTGGACGACGCTCAGCGCGCGACTGAAAAACTTGCAGCAGACAACAAGTTTCTGACTTCGCTGCAAGCGCAAGCCCAGGCGGTAAATCGCACAAAGTCCGAACTGCTTGAACTGCAGGCGGCAGAACGTGGATTGTCGGAACAGGCTGCGCCGGCAATCGCAATTTTGCGCTCTCAGGAAGACGCGTCGGTTGCCTTGCAAAAGCAAGTCAACGACCTGATTGCTTCGATTCAAAAGCAGACGGCTACTGTCACGGCGGGGGCAGTCGGTTTGCGGACGCACCAAGCCGCTTTGTTGAATGCTTCTGACTCGGTCAAGCCCTACATTCAGCAATTGGAGGCGGCCAACCGCGCCAGTGAGAAACTGGCATCGGACACCCGGTTTTTGAGCAGCCTCCAGTCGCAAGCTGCGGCGATCGGCAAGACTCGTTCGGAATTGGCGGCAATGGAAGCGGCCGAGCGCGGTTTGAGTGCACAGGCCGCGCCGGCAATTGCGGCGTTGAAGGCCCAGGAAGACGCGCTCAATAACGGTGGGGCGAAGCTCAATGCCTACGGGCAGTCGGCCAAAGCTACGGCCGCAGCGATGCGCGGCGTGCCGGCGCAATTGACCGACATCGTGGTGAGTTTGCAGGGCGGCCAAGCGCCGCTCACGGTGTTGCTGCAGCAAGGCGGTCAACTCAAGGACATGTTCGGCGGCATTCGGCCGGCAGCGGCGGCGCTGGGTAACGCAATGCTCGCCCTCGTGAACCCCTACACCGTGGCGGCGGCCGCGGTTGCCGCGTTCACCTATGTTCTGTACCAGTCGGAGCAACGCACTCGGGCAGCTAATGGTTTGCAGGTGCAGTTGGAGGCGATCGGACGTAGCGCTGAAACTTCCAGGGCGCAGTTGAAGGCCTATACCGACGAACTCGCGCGCAGCCCGGGAGTGAGCCGTGATGCCGCCAAGGGAGCGGTGGAGGCTCTGGCCACGAATGCGGGTCTTAATGCCGGGATGATGGGGCAGCTGCTCGGGATCACGGCCGATTTCGCGCGCGCCACGGGTAAGGACGCCACCGAAGCGGCCAAGGCCTTGGGCACCGCCTTTGCGGACCCCAAAGCTGGCGCGGAAGCCCTGGACAAGCAGTTCCAGTTGCTCACGGCGTCGCAAGCCCTGAACATCCAGTCGATGATCGAGCAGGGCAACACCGTGGGTGCCCAACAGGCCCTGTTTGAAGCCTTGAAGGAACGGGTTTCTGGGCTGGCTACCGAAGGCTTGACGCCGTTGCAACAGGCTACAAGTGACTTTGGCAACGCTTGGGACAAGATGCTGGAGTCCTTGGGTAAGACGGATATTTTCAGTCAAGCCGCAGGTGGGCTGGCTGGCATTGTCCGCGGGTTGACGACGGGTATCGAAAAGTTGGATGCCCTGTTTTCCATGACGCCCCCCGCCTGGGTCAAGGACGCTATGTTCGGCGCGGCTGGCGGCGCATTGTTTGGCGGTTTGCCGGGCGCGGCTGTTGGAGCCGTGGGCGGCGCCTTGACCGGTGCTGGACTGCGGGCCGCCGGGGTGATGGGGAACACAGGCGGGGCAACGGGTGGGTGGAGTGGTGGTGCAAGCGGCGGATGGGACGACACTGGTGGGGGTTCCGGCGGGCGCAACCCGGTCACTGAGTTGGACAAGGCAGCAAAGGCCTTCATCGCGCAGAACAAAGCGGTTGCTGCCACCAAAGACCAAATCGTCCAGTACCGCGAGGAAATGAAAAAGGCCAACGAACTGCTCGATCAGTTCAAGGCCAAAGGTGAAGGTTCTAGCGAAGCGGCAATGAAGCTGGGCGAAATCGTGGCCGGCTTCCAGGAAAAGATCAAAAAGGCGCAACAGCCTGGCGCAAACGCGGCCAAGCGTGATGAAAAAGCCGAACTGCAGCGCGAAGTAGACGAGGAAAACCGCAAGGCCCAAACCAACAGCCGGTTGGTCTCGAATCAACTCAAACTGTTGGAGGCCGAGCGTGCTGTTGGTGCCGCGGGCGATGCCGAGTATTTCGCACGCCGCAAGGTTTTGATCCAGCAGGACGCAGATGCCACAGCAAAGGCTTTGAACGCCCAGATCGACCTCTACAAGAAGGCTGGTGGCGCGGGCAAGGACGGTAGCGACAATCAGCGCAAGGCTACGGACCTAGCCGAAAAGCTCAAGCAAACCGAAGACGATCGCAAGACACGGCTCACGGAAATCGACGAGCTCGAAAAGCGGACGGCCAATGCCCGTGTGGCGCAGTACGCGGCCGCCAAGTTTGCTGCCGAGGACTACCTGAATACGCTGACCCGCGGCTACCAGCGTGAGTTGGATGCCTACGGCCAGGGCGCGCGGGCTACGCAGATCGCCCAAGGCCGCAACCAGATTGGCGACCGGTACCAGCAGCAGCGTTCCGCCCTCGCGGGCCAGCGCCAGGACACGGCGATCAAACAAGAGGGTCGGTTGACCCCTGAGCAAGAAAAAACGTACGACGATTTGCTTCAAGTCCTTAACGATTTTGAGGTCAAGGCTCTCGCGTCGTACGACGGCTACGTGCAGGCCCGCATCGGAAAAGAGCGGGATTGGGTCAATGGTGCCACTGGTGCGTTTGCGGACTACCAAGACAGCGCCGCGAACATGATGGCGCAGAGCCAGCAGATTTTCTCGAATGCCTTCAAGGGCATGGAAGACGCGATCGTGAGTTTCGCGACCACCGGCAAACTCAGTT